TATCGCCGCCATTTCCTTTGGCGGTAGCTCCTTGGCTCTGCATGCGGGACACAACCCCTTACTCCTTATGGTTACCATCCTTCCGCATCTCTCACACGGTAACATCCTACCTCTCATGCCTTTTTCTTTTTATAACTTTTGTTGAACTCCATAAGGCTCATAGCCCTATACCTCTTAAGCCTATTAATCTTACCCTCAGTCCAATCTTGATCCTTGAAGTTGATGATCGTATCGAATATCTGAGCTAGTTCCCGGATATTAAAACTCCTGTTTTGTATCTTCTTATAGAACCCCGATCTGCTATATCCTAATTTAGAAGCTAGATAAGTTTTGTTAGACAATGTGAGGATACGATAAATCGTACCCTCCATTTTACTTATCTCCATCAACTTCTCGGCTATGGACGACGTGGTTTCGTAGCTAGCTTTACTGCCTACTATCCTCATTTTTCTCCGGATTCCTGATCTTACCATCAAACTCGTAGAAGTCCATCAGTTTCTTCTCTTCCTTGATACAAGTGACAACGAAATCTGATATGGTTCCTTTCATGCCTTCCTCGAAATTCTTTTTGGCATGATCAAGGTCATTGGCCCGAACGATGTAGTTAAACGCCTTGTGTTTCTCATTGCCCGATTTCTCGTCTATCGTAATATAATCAGCCGTGACCTTATAGAATCGGTCTCCATCCATGGCAAATAATTCCGCTATCCGGAACCTCTTTATATCCACGCTAAACTCACCGGAGATGAATGGCTTCATCTCCTCTATGATTCTAGCCTCACATTCGGTATAAGAAAAGGCATCTACTAAATACTCTTCCTTTACCTTCTTCTTCATGCCGTTCTCGGCATCAGTCTCATAAGAAACCGTACATTTAAACCAATTGTGCATTTTAATCTATATTATTGTTAAACAAAGGATAATCTTTTATTCCTTCACGAATATATCTTTCCGTATCATCATCCACGCCATAAGCCTTCTTGAAAAATATCATAGCCTTATCCGTATCATTATCCACCAGTGGTAGATATTCCCTTACAAAAAGCGACCTAAGATAGTTCATATTATCAATCCTATGTCTTATATCGGCTACTTTATCCCATATCTCGGCCCGAATCTTACTCATTTTCTTCATATTTCTCTCATATCTCTCCAGCTGGTCTTTATATTCCGCCTCAATCTTATCGTTCTTATCCTTGATAGACTTATAGGTCTCCTCGTCTTTCGTATCAAACATCGGAGTATGTTTGATATTAATTATATCCAATTTGCTGTATAGCTTTTCATTGGATACGGCGAAATCATATCTAGTCCTGTATAGATCAAATTCACTTAATAACTTAGCTATTTTAATAGCATCATTCTGATCAAGAACGGCTATATTCAAGCCCTCCAAATAGTAGAAGAAATGAGATGGAGAAATAGATTTATAGCCATACGTCTTCATAACTGGAGGCTCATCCATAAACCTGACACCTTCCTCCGCACATCTTATTACGATCAATTTCTCTACCTGCTTATCAGTAAGATCATATATCTCCTGATCGGTCATCTTATCAATTGTCTTCATCATCCTCATCCTCCGATATCGTTATAGCCTTTGTAAACTTTTGTTTATAGACCTCACTCATAAGATAGGCAAAAATCCTATCATCCATACTAGCTATAGTATTGGCCTCTACCGTCAGATCCATCTCGATGTTCTTTACCGAGATTTCATAGTTATCATCATCTTCTTTATAGAAAATGACTTTACCACCATACTCGAAACCATCATCCTCGGCCTTAATCATATCGATGATCTTCTCCAATTTCTTTACAAACTCACTCTTTTTCATATATGCAATTTTTATGTGTCTACAAAAGTAGACATTTTGTTTTTGAATTAAATTAAATAAACATTATTAATAGTTAATACTATCCTTTCTCCTATCATTCATATTTATTCTTTGGTAATTATACCCTAACATCTGCTCCATCTTCTTTAATCCAATTATCTGTATCGCAATGCCAGCAATACCCTGTCTCAGAATCCTTTTTATGAGAATGGGAACCACATGTAGCGCACCAATAATTATCATCTATATTGTATGTGTAACTTTTATCCTCATGCATCTTATCTATTCTAGCTACCCTATCTTCCAATAGATCCTTTAGATAATGGCATTCATAAGGCCTATCTTCTTCCCTTAATATATAAACATCTATGTCCATCATATTCCCCATCCTGTCCGTGCACATCAGCTCGGCGGCATGACGTACATTCCCTTCCGGCATCCCCGGGACTATCTCCCGGATCACCGCCTCCATCTTCTCTTGGTATTCGGTGTCTACCTTAACCACCAAATCCTCTAATTTATCTATTAAACTCATGATCTTTTTACCTTTTTATATATAACGTCTATATCATCTTTCCTATCTACATCAATACAATGGGTATCCTTACAGTAATAATTCTTACTATTATTAAATGCGCATCCTTCACAACTAGCGTCACTGGATTCAACCACCTCCAGTTCTACTTCTTTCGAATCGATATTGTATTTAAATATAGATCCTATCTTATGATATCCTATATCATCCAAGATTATCTTATCGTCTTTATTAAATACCATCTGAATAATAAATGATTCCATTTTATCATCCGAACCATTCTTGTCCAATAGCATCTCACACTCATTTCTATCAAATCCGAATAACTTTATAAAATATTTTGCCATATCGTATTGCTCCATATGTACCAATCTTTGTATGCATAACCATATTCCTTGTCTTATGCCTTCTTCCTTAGCCTCTTGCACTCTATCTCTCATATTATTTTGTATTAATTAAGTAACAATATTTCTCTTCGTTCTATTTTGATCATCTCCGGATTATCGTCATGATCATACCAATATAGATACCATGTACCTCCTCTATTAGCCTTCCACATCTTCCCTTCATATTTCCCTGATGGGATTGTCAATGAATATTCCCTAAGACCCTCAAAGGTTTGTTTGGTCATTAAGGCATACTCTTCATCGATTTCTATGTACCTCCTATGAGGTTGATTCCATGACATCCCACGCTTATCCGTTATCTTGGGTATTATATTTTCTCCATTCATGATGCTTTGTAAATTATGTATTAACTATTGTATATCTAACACTCTCCCCATCTTCCCTTTCGCATCCCAAGCAACCTGATTTTACGCAATCATATATATAATTTTCAAAAGCGCATCCCAAACATCTATCACACTTATCTACTCTTAATGTCATTTCAGACATACCAACTTTATAGTTAAAGACTTCCCCTATTTTATGATACTTAATATTTATACATATAGTATCGTTTTCACTTATAGTACTGCCTTCACTTATCATATTCTCACGTCCAAACATATTGTCAATAAACTTAATCATCTCATCATTGAATGATTCGCTTTCTTCTTGCAGCTTCCTACATTCATCCTCGGTCAATCCACAAGAAGACACCAGTTCCTCTGCGGCCTGCGTCCAGCGCCCGGCATAGACTAGCTCCTGAACCGCCAGCCATATTCCTTGGTTCACACCCTTCTTTCTTTCGTTCTCATCCATATTTATCCCTCCTATTCACTCATTTTTTTAACAAAATCTTCCCATGACATGTCAACGTCATTGTGATGTTTACAACAAGCATTCTGTATTCTCTCTATCAACGGAATGAACCATAACTGAGTTAATCCGTAACGAGTCTGAATTATTCTACATAGATTTATTTTTATTATCTCCATGTCATGGATATCAGGAGATGTATTGTCGTTCTCACATCTATCCAATATCGTTTGAATTATAGCCAAATAATGATCCATATCTTAAATTATTAATCATATTACCATTTCCCATTCCCTGGCGTAAACAGTATCTCCCCTGTCCTCACCCAATGATTCCAGTTATTTTTAAGTTCATCAATATCATACACCTCAGCCGACTTACCGTTATCAGATCTTTTTATGACCGACATAATACTTTCCGCTCGCACGCTCCAATGACTATAACAGTCTGTTCCGCACCCGCACGCCGTGAATCTCCCGTTATCGAACTCCCAGACCAGAGGCCGGAGGCCGCATCGTGGACACGGCAACCATTCCATTGGATTCTCCGGCTTCTTGTAAACATCAATACACTTATACTCTACTGTCATAATTAGTTCTATTAAATTGATCTGATCTTTTGATCTCTCATCTCATTCTTATCCTTGAACATCATTATCCTATTTACAATCCCCTCCGATTCCATGTACGTCGAGAATCCATGTATTCTTAGATATTGGATGGCTGATAATGATTTTTCTAGCACATCTTTATATCCTACATCTATCTTAACTTCTTTACCCATAGTCCTCCTCCATTTCTCATATCCAACTTCTACTCATAACACTATTATAATCTATTCCATTATTCATAACCACTTTATTAAAGGCCTCCTCGGTATACGCCAAAGACTCGCCCCTATTAGCTCTCTCGATATTTTCGCTCATCATCCCCATAGCCTCGATCAAGGCCGCTGATGAGTTGGCTATTAACTTAGCCGCTTCCATTATCTTATTATCATCCATAATCATATTACTTTAACTTCCTCGTTCCACAAATGTCTTTCATATACCTACGTTTTTCGATATTTTCTGCG